ACCAGCCACAAAAAATGGCTCTCTGTGTACGGGCACGTTTGGCAGTCTTGTACATATCGTGGAACATATTGAACCCCTGCGCCGTGGATTCAAAGATGTACAGACGCTGCGGGTTTTTCTCCGCAAGTGAAGCTATAAGAGAGGCGAGTCCTTCATCATTTCCCCAGGATGCGGTTTCTGTTGCATGTAAGTAAGTAATAGCCTTACCCTGCCCCAAGCGACTTTTGTTTCCTGCGATTTGGTAAAAAATTCTTGACCTGTTTTTAAGCACCATCTGGTTTCGGTTGTGGGCAACCAAGGGGATTTTGTATTCTTTGGGGAGACCATCAAGATACATTCCCAACGTACTACGGAACATATCTCTGTTTTCTTCCGTATCTGAAACAAGAGTCCCTTGCCATCCTGGATGAGTAAATTGCCAATATAAATCGAGGGCAAGTGAAACAGTCGTAATTCCAAGTTGCCTCCCTTTGAGAATAACAAAGAAATGGACATCTTCTTTCAACCCTTTATCTATTTCTTCCATCACATAGGTTTGAGTCCCCAGTAGGCGACCCATCTTCTTAAGACCTTCTTCTTTGGTCTCAATTTTTAGCTCTGAACAGAACTTATAAAATTTTTGCAGGTCAAAATTCATGACGACAAGGCTTGAAGCGTTCTAAATTGAATGTGCCTTCTTGTATTGACTTACAAGTGTGGGCAAAGAACTCTGCATTTTGTGGCATACGACCTTGATACAAGTGGAATATCCCGCCCTCAAAGTGCGTACCAATTCCATATTCCCCATAGGTGTGCAGCTTCCAGATGCCTTCTGCTGGCGCTTTGAAGTAATGCGTGGGGTACAAAGTCTTGTAGTTAATCCTCATCATCTCTGCCGCATAGCTAACGTTCTCGGCTACGTCAGACTGTTCAGTCTCCATGAAGGTGGGCTTATTCATCTTGACCCAACAAGCCTTGGAGATGGCATAGAAAGCTGGCGCAGCAAAGATGTGAGAGTAAGGAGGAATGTGGTTGCTGGCTTGGGCAATCCCGATGAATGTGCCGTGCTGCATCACCCATGCAATCGCTTTGTCCACAACGTCTTTGTTGGTAGGCACACAGTCGATGTCCAAGAACAACACAACGTCAGCATCAGTGTTTTCCATAATGTTGTCCATCCACAGACCGTGACGAACGTTTTGGATGGTGTAGTTGACTGTCAGCCCCAAGTGTTTGCACACATCGGTATGCCCTTTGACAATCTTAGGGTCAACAGATGTCCAGGCTAGGCAGTGAATCTCAGCTCGCATATACGTCCTTGTAGTTGTAAACCTTCATGCCATCCCCTTTGTCCATCAACACTCTGGCGTGGTCAGGGATAGGCTCATTGTTTTGTTGGTAATGAAATGCCAGTGTGGTGGTGTAGTTCACCGTAGGTTTGAGAGACCTAGCCACCTTGACCTGAGACTGCTGGACAACCTGCCACAGAACTCGGTCATCAATGATGCACAGCTCTAAGGGCTTGAACATCCAGCTTGCCAGCAAAGGAAACGTCTTTCGGCTAAACAAGAAGCAGTTGGTGTCGTTGAATGCCTTACCGTCAGACTCAGAATCTACAGCCATGAATGACCCATCCAGCCTGTAGAGGTTTCGTGGGCAAGTCACGATGTCACTGCCGCTTTCCTTCAACACCCCTACCATCGTGGCGATGTGGTTAGGCTCATACCAGCAGTCGGCATCCAAGTAAGCAATAGCGTCATAGCCCTGTGCCCAGGCTACCGCAGAGGCTACCCCACGGGGCGTGTCACCAAAGTCAGCACACTTGGGCACACTCATCTGCTGAATTTGCAAGGGTAGCTCATTGGGTGAGCCATCTGCCACCATGAAGTGGGTAATGTCCTTGTAGGTTTGGTGGATGACGCTCTGATAGCAGCGAGACAACACCTCTGGTGTCTCATTGTGATACGGCGTGATGACTGCTACCCTCATTTCATCTCCTCAAGATTCCAATCTGCAATTGTTACCGCCACCTTTTTGTTTTTCGCACAGCTAATCAGCTCTTTGTAAAACAACTCCGAATACGTTTGCCGCCACTCAGCCGCCAACTTCTTCTTGCTAGACGGTTTAATGCAAGACAGCGCCCTCTGCATTTCCTTTTTCAACTTTAGACGAGAGTTGTAAAGCTCCGTCTGCAAATCCTTCTCTGTATCCATGCTGCAAAGCCTCATTCATACAAACCACCCGACGAAGCTCAGACTGGCGCAAAAGGTCAGCCAAGAGACACAACATGCCCCTTAGCTCATCCTCATTCATCCATAACCAATCTACTTGTGCCATTCGTTAAGCAGTCCAAGTTAAAACTATCTCTGGTTGATTCCTTGTGACCTCTGCCAAGACCCCTACAAGCCTTGGAGGCAAGATAGGCATACGCTTCTCTACCTCATACTCCCGAGCCTCTGCAAGAGCCTTCCTAGCCTCCGCCAGATAGTCCATCACGAAACCCTCCAGACCCGCAACATCTCACCCTCAGTCTTGCTGACAAACTTGTAACCAAGACGCTTACTCGCCCTGTAATTCGCATTTGCCACCTTCTGCCTTGCCTCTTTGGGCACAGCAAAACTATCTCCCACCTCCATCCCCTCATAGGGATACGAGTACACCACCCTCGGCTTGGGCATCTCACCACCACGTTGTATTTCCAATATCTCCATGTAATCACCTCTACCTGTAAACACATAATAGCATAAACAAATAAAACACACGCAAGCAGGAAATACAAAATTTTTTATGGGGGGGGATAAGTGGGGGGCACGCACACATCGACTCACCGTCCCCTTCGATGGTCAGCGAGCGCTTACTTCGTTTATGTTTGTAAGTACTCACGCCCATTATGACCTAAACGCATAGGCATGGTCATGGTATACATAATGTAGATATATAAAAGAGAGAAATGTTGTAGTCACCCTGCCGAATTCTTACCCGTGTCTACTAACTACCCGTATACATAACAGACACCCACTTACTGTATTGTCTCTATATGATATGAATATATATTATAGGTAAAACCTATAGAAAATACATATCCGATAGAAATATATTTCCATTGTCGCTATTGACATTTAATCTTGTCAACCGATAATCATGTGTATGGAAGCAAAAAAAGTCTCCATATTCCTAACTCAATCGAAAGGCACATCATGAAAGTCACAGCAATTATCAACGGATGGGAAATCGGTTTCGGTCAAGGCGATAGCGCTACTTATGCAATTGAAGAGTGTATTGACAGCATCGAATCTATCTACTTGGATGAGAGCGTTATCGGTGACGTTGAACTGGTACTTAACGGGACGGGAGGGTCTACTTATCCTAAGTATATGAAACTCACCGAAGTTTTTTACAAAGAGCGTCAATACTTCTAACCACAAGCCCTACGGGGCTTTTCATCCTAACTCTGAAAGGCACATTATGAAACAATCCGATATTGCAAAGACAATCACTGATTCGATAATTTCTCAATTGGAGAAAGGGGTTGCGCCTTGGGTTAAACCGTGGTCTACAAAACCAGATGCAAGTGCACCAAACAACCCTAGTACGGGTACGTTTTACCGTGGTATCAACTTTATCTGGTTATCTCTCATTCAATCATCTGGTGAATTCGGTACATCCTCAAAATGGATGACGTACAAACAAGCTCAAAAAGTAGGCGCTCAAGTTCGCAAGGGTGCAAAGGGTGTCTCTGTAGTGTTTTACAAACCCTTAGCCGTTCAAGATGTTGCAGATGCCACTAAAACGAAACTCATCCCTATGATTAAGTCATACACCGTGTTTAACACTGACTTTATTGACGGTCTGCCATTGGATGATGAAATTGACACTCTCGAAGAGAAAACCGAATTTCAATCACTCGAAGAGTGCGAAAAGTTCATTCAAGGCACGCAAGCCGTGATTAAACACGGTGGAGACCGTGCTTTTTATGCACCCTCTGTAGACTTTATCCAATTACCCAATAAAACCGATTTTCGGTCTAATTCTGACTACTACGCTACAGCATTGCATGAGTTAGCGCATTGGACTGGTCACACATCAAGGGTAAACCGTGATTTCTCCAAGTCTAAAAAATGGGGGGATAGTTCTTATGCCTTTGAAGAGTTAGTAGCCGAATTGTCTGCGGCGATGATGTGTGCTCATCTAAAAATTGACGGTCAATTGCAACACGCCAGCTACATCGATTCGTGGTTAAAAGTGCTCAAACAAGATAGCAAAGCCATTCTTAAAGCAAGTGCCGAAGCTCAAAAAGCCGTGGATTATTTGGGCAAACTATCCGCATTGGGTGAATTCACTGGTTTTGATAACACGATGGAAGAGGAAGAGTTGAAAGCCGCTTAAAGGGTAGCTTGTAAGCCCTCTAAAGGGGGCTTATGAGGTACGTTTTAACGTGCTATTTCCTAACTTTGAAAGGCAAACCATGAAAGCCGTAAAAATTCGCAAATCACGCCCACGCACCGATAAAAGGGCTTTCCCTAAGTATCGTGATGGTATGTCAAGCCGTGAATACATAGAGGCTTATTTCAACGCTAACGCTAGCGTATATGGGGTAAACACGGGAGCAGAGGTTTACCGTTCACTTTTCAAACCAGTAGAGGTGACATTGTAAAACGCTAACCAAAAAGCCCCCTAGATAGGGGGTTTGCAAAATTCAACTTGTTTTTTAAAGAGGTAACAAAATGGCTAGAGGTGGAAAAGTGTACGCACCACTGATGTGCGAAAAACCATTATGCGAATGTGACAACATTGCACCACGCATGCGGCTAGTTGACATTGTTTTGCTTGTCGTAGGCAGCATGGCTTTTGGCTTTGTCATTGCCCTGCTCACGCTTGGTGAGGCAGTCCCTAAATGAACGAAGCCCTCGCAGACCTTTATGTGTCTCTCGCTTATGACAGACACCAAAAAGCTAGAGGGTGGTTTTTCCTTGGTAATGAACAAGAGTGCTTCTACTGCTTACTCATTGCCGAAGACTATCTATCCCAAGCATCACAGATTCAACACTGCCAAGCATTTGGTGTTTGTCAGATGCACCCTCGCCCGTGTGCGGGATGCGTCACCAAACCGATTAAAACAACCCTTAAGCCCGTTTTGGAGTTGGTTTAATGGTAACGGTAGGGTAAGGGTAAAAAGTGTCTTAAATGCCTATTTTTACCCTGAATCTTATCCACACCTGCAAATCGAGTTATCCACAGATGGCCTATAGGTATTCCATAATAACTAACGTAGTTAGTTATTAACTCAATATTGAGGTATACAGAGCGTATGTATGTATTAAAAAAAGATGTATTGTGTCTCAATATAGAATCTCTATATTGTGACTACATATATTATATATATACAGTATGCAGACGTATAGTCTTCACACAGAAAGTTAAACCATGACACAAGATGAAATGATTGAGATGGCTAGACAGGCTGGCATGGCCTATGAAGATGACACCGACAGGTACATTGCAAACATTGACGACCTTCAAGACTTTGCCAAACTGGTAGCACTGCGTTACGAAAAGAAAATTTCAGACCTTGAGAACATTATTTGTCAACGTCATTGGGATGTTCTACAAGAACGTGAGGCGTGTGCATCTATGCTGGAAGATTGGGACAAACACGCATGGAACCCTTTTGACTGTGCACAAGCAATCAGAGCAAGGGGACAAGCATGAAACAAAATGAAATCATTGAAAAGGCAGAGCAGGATAAGCCTGTGGCGCTTGTTACTGGCGTTTACGGTGGACGTTTTACCTACGCACCAATCAAAGCATCTGTGGTATTGCCTGTTGGTACGGCGCTTTACACTCGCCCACAACCCCGCAAGCCGCTGACGGATGAGCAGATTGATGAAATCGCCGACACAGTGGCAAATATGCCTTTGGTCGGAATTGTGAATGACTTTAGAACTCGTTTTGCCAGAGCAATCGAAGCCGCTTACGGCATTAAGGAGTAAGCAATGCCATGTAACTTATGTGGAAAATGGAATTGTGTTTGTCAGTATTCACAATCCAAGCAAGAGCAAGAGCCTACGTTTGGCTTTTTCAGCCGCGAAGCCATGAAAGAGCATAGCGATTTTCACCCACAACCCAAGCAAGAGCAGGATGAGCCTGTATTCCACCTAAAACAGTATGGTGACGTTACCAAAGAACAGTTAGATTGTTACATTGCAACTGGTCGTATTGACACTTGCCCACAACCCCGCGAATGGATAGACCTGACTGGAGAAGAATTAGAAACACTTTTGAGTGAAAACAGTACGTTAACTTTAGGCGCAATATGGGCAGTTGCAGACAAACTCAAGGAGAAGAACACATGACCATAAAAATTTCATTCTCAGACACAACCGTAAGGGTTGCTGTTGAAATTAACGGTGCGATTGAATCATTAATAACTGAGCTGCCACAGCGTGAATGGGTTGGCCTGACGATAGAGGAAGTGCAAGAAATTTTGAATGACCCAAAATACCAAATGAAGCCGCTGATAGTTCATGCGGTTGAAACCAAACTCAAGGAGAAGAACACATGAACAAATATCTTTTTCAAGCCGTGACCAATGTTGCGTTAGTGGCTGGAATTGTTTATTTGGTAATGAATGACCACTTTTGGTTTGCTTTTTTCTTGTTTTTAGGCATTAGAGTGTCTGACAACGAAAACTATCAAGAAAGGAAAGCCGATTAAAAATATCAATGATAGACTAATCATCTAACCGTATAATCCATTCGTCACATATAGATGTGATGTGTCCTAACTCAAATGAAAGGTTCTTTTATGGAACAGAAATTCTGTGTTGATTGTGTCCATTTTGCGATGGATAACAAAATCCCAAACCGTCCCGATTTGGCTTTTTGCACCCGCACCCGCAAGACTTCCTTGGTCACTGGGCAGCTAGAAAACTTGTCAGATTCACCATTTTGTAAAACCCAACGCAACACCATTTTGGACAACGCTTGTGGTTCTGAAGCTGTCCATTTCAAAGGAGTCACAGATGTCTGATTTTTCTCCCCAAACCCGCAACTCTGCTATTTGGTCGGGTGACTCTCGCAAAGTCGCCAACGGCAAAGCCAACGAAGTCATCCTGACTAAACAGGGCAAGCTAGAAATCCCCGATTTGAGCGATATAGAAGCTGTCCAGATGGGTCATGTCATGGAGCCAGTTATTGGGCGCTTGGCACAGGCTAAATTGGGCGTAGAGCTGAACAAAATAGAAGAGTCCCTGACTCACCCCAAAGAGGCTTGGTTTCGGTCTCATTTTGACTTTGCTGGCACTCAAGACGGTCAGACTATCTTGGTCGAGTGCAAGAACTACAACGCTGGCGTACGTTCTAAGTTTGACGAAGTGGCTAACACCATTCCAGACGCTGACATGGCGCAGTTAGTCCATGAAACCGCCGTATTCGGCAACACCCGCATTTACTTAGCCGTGTTGTTTGGTGGTCAAGAGTTCGTCATGTTTGAGTACAACATCACAGACGAACAGAAAAAAGACCTGCTCCAGAAAATGGCAACTGTCTGGGGAATGGTACAGGCGGGTACAACTTTACCGCCCGAGGACTTGGAGCAGGTGAAATTATTGTACCCGCAAGAACTTGTTGGTACGGTCAAAACAGCCTCACAGAACGTAGAACAGGCTTGTCTGTATCTCAAGCAGCTCAAGGGTCAGATTAAGACGCTTGAACAACAAGAAGAGCAGCTCCAGACCATGATTCAAGGCTACATGGAGTCATCAAGCAGCTTGCAAACACTTGATGGCAACGTGCTGGCAACTTGGAAAAATTCCAAGTCAAGTTACAAGTTTGACGCTAAGTTGTTTCAGTCATCCATGCCCGACATTTACGACAAGTTTGTTGTTGAAGTCGGCGGGTCTCGCCGTTTCTTATTGAAGTGAGGCGCACATGAACGAATTTGCTTATCCAAGCCCTACAGACCCCAAGACGGGCACTCTGCAAAAGGGCATGACGCTACACGACTACGTTGCAGTTCAATCCCTGCAAGGGATGCTGTCCAATCCTGCCTTGTTTGATGCCAATGGAGAATTCCAAGAGGACAACATCAAGGTGGCTTTTGAGATAGCTGACGTATTCATGAAAAACAGGAGAGTATCGTGACCACGCAAGACCTAGCAATTTATGTGATGGCTATCAGTTCAGTCATCGACACCATTTTTGAAATTTTGGAGAAGTTCCATGTCTAACATCATTCCCTACAACGACATCGAGAAGATGGCAAACGCTATCACAGCGTCCAAGCTATTTGGTGTCAAAACACAAAACGAAGCTATTGCCCTCATGCTGATTGCACAGGCAGAGGGTTCACACCCTGCCACAGCAGCACGGGATTATCACGTTATTCAAGGTCGCCCTGCCCTCAAAGCAGATGCAATGTTGGCACGTTTCCAACAAGCTGGCGGTTCAGTTGAATGGAAGGTCTACACAGATGAGCAAGTCACGGGAGTATTTACGCATCCAGCAGGAGGCAAATTGGAAGTTAGCTGGACGCTTGCACAAGCGAAATCCATTGGAATTGCCAACAAAGATAACTGGCGTAACTATCCCCGTGCGATGCTACGGGCAAGGTGTGTCTCGGAAGGCATACGCTCTGTCTACCCTGGTTGCGTGGTGGGCGTATACACGCCAGAGGAGGTCGAAGATTTTAAACCCGAACCCAAGCACATGGGTAATGTCGTTGAAGTTACGCCAGATAATCCGACTACGGTGGAACAGATTATGGAGACAAAACACGGCAAGTTTTCCCTCTATCTCCCAGATACTGTAGAGCCTTACTCAAGCCACGAAACCATTGAAAAATGGCTGGAGAGCTTTGACCAAATGACAACCCGCATTGCGTCTGCCTCAAAACTTTCTGTTGAGCAAAAGTCAGACAAGATGAAAGCCCTCAAAGAAGCCAACAAAGAGTTGATTGATGGGTTTGATTCGTTCAACAAAATCAAGGTCAGAGCTGCTATGGCAAAGCTGGGGGAGAACGACACCCCAAAGCCGCCAGTGTCTCAGGACGAGTAGGAACACAGAAGGACAACATCTTGAGACACTTAGAAAATGGACTCAACATCACACCGATGGAAGCCCTCAACTACTACGGCAGCTTTAGGCTTGCAGCACATATCGAAGTCCTTAGAAAAGAGGGATATAACATCTCTACAACAATGGTTAAGGACAACGGCAAGGAATACGCATCTTACAAACTCATCAAAGGAACATCAAATGTCTAAAAGTAACTTTCCCGACAAACCAGGCTACGGCACACTCTTTTTTGTTGCGCCAGAAGATAAGAAACACGCACAAGGTCCTGACTTCACAGGTCACTTAGTTCTTGACATGGACTACAAGGCTGGAGAGCGTGTCAACTTTGGCTTGTGGCAAAAACAAACCCGCATGGGCACACCAATGTTCTCCGTGCGTGAAGACAACTGGTTAAAAAAGAAAAAGCTGGAAGAGCAGCAACCCCGTGAAGTGACACCAGGTTACGCCAAGCCCAAGAAAACCACTTGGAAAGATGACGATAACGCCGTGCCGTTTTAATGGCTACCAAGAAAACATCGCCCACGACAAGAAGCCTTGAGTATCTCAGGGAGCAGGGCTATCTGCCGTGGATTGTTGAGCATTGGAATCCCTTTGCTCGGGTCAGAAAAGATTTGTGGGGTTGGTGTGACATATTGGCAATCAAAGAAGGGGAAGTCCTTGCAGTACAAGTTACTTCTACTGGTGTTTCAAGTCGCATTAAAAAAATTCAAGAAAGCGAGACCATATCATGGGTGAGAAAAGCAAACATAACAGTTCACGTTCACGGTTGGAGGAAGTCAACCAAAACGGGGAAGTATGTGTTAAGGATAGAGAATATCTCTTAGAGCTAATCAACATGAGTTTGAAAGAACTTTATGATGTGGCTTATAAACAAGGGTTTGAAGATGGAATGAGTTTCATCGCAGACCCCAAGATTAACTACGGTTAAGGGACTTTAGCTCAGATGGTAGAGCAGCAGACTTTTAATCTGTTGGTCGTGGGTTCGACCCCCGCAAGTCTCACCAAACAGCCAGCGGAAGGCAACTCAGGCGCAATGCCTGGAGTTAGGACAGGTGCTGACAGACCCCCTGCAATTCCGCAGTCTGTCTTTTCTAACTTCAAAGGAACATCATGAAAAAAGGCAACATTTTTGTAGCAACACCGATGTACGGTGGTCAATGCACTGGGTACTATGTACAGAGTATGTTGACACTCGGACCGATTCTCAATCAAAACGGTTACGATATGTCATACAGCGCTATGTTTAACGAGTCACTCATTCAGCGTGGTCGCAATGCCCTTGTGCATGGCTTTATGGGTCGTCCTGAATGCACTCACCTGCTGTTCATTGACGCAGACATCAAGTTCAACGCAATTGACGTTATCAAGATGATTGAGTCTGACAAAGACATCATCTGCGGCATCTATCCTAAGAAGGAAATCAATTGGGAAGAAGTTGAACGTGCCGTGCGTGAAGGCTTACCACAAGAGCAACTGAAAAACCGCACAGGCAGTCTTGTCGTCAACCTGAAAAACTACACAGGCAGTGTGACAGTGCCCGTTGACCAACCCGTGGAAATTTTCAACGGTGGCACAGGGTTTATGCTCATTAAGCGCAACACCTTTGAAGTCCTCAAAAATCACGTTGCAAGCTATAACAACGATGTGAACATCTTGGGTCAGAAAATCGGTGCAGACCGCATTACAGAATACTTTGCTTGCGCCATTGAGCCTGGTACAGAGCGTTTGCTATCTGAGGACTACTACTTCTGCTGGAAAGCCCGTGAAGCAGGTTTGACAGTGTGGGCAGCTCCTTGGGTTCACTTGGGACACTTCGGTACTTACTTGTTTGAGGGTGGATTAACTCCAGCACCATGATGAATTTCAATTCTTTTGACGTTTTTGACACGCTTGTTGGTCGTAGAACAATCAACAATGACGCAGTTTTAATTGCCTTGGAGAAGTCCAGTGGCGTAGAAGGCTTTGCCCTAAAGAGAAAGGAAGCCGATACAGGCACACGCAGTCTGCAACAAATCTATGAGGCGTTGTTCAAAGATGGTGTGATAAAACTCGAAGACGTTGAAAGATTGATGAAGGAAGAGATTGACTTAGAGATAAGTCTGTCTTTTCCGATAACAAAAAACATAGAAAGAGTAAAAGACGGTGACATTCTTATCAGTGATATGTACCTACCTGCTTCTGCAATCCTGGCGATTGTCCGTGCTTGCGGTCTGGATAAACAAGTTACCATTTATCAAAGCAATAGCGGCAAATCTAGCGGCAAGGTCTGGCAAAAAATAAAGCCAAACAAACACTTGGGCGATAACATCCACAGCGATGTGAATATGCCCCGTGAAGCTGGCATAGATGCAGAACACTTTGACAACCCTCAAACACTTTTAATGTCGTGCGTTAATTTGCTGGGTAGAGAAATTCAGTTTAGAAACCATCACATAAACTATTTTTCTCAGTTGTCAGCAAGAGTAAATGTGCCTTTTCTATTGTGCGTCAGCGAGTACTTGCACAAGAACGTTGGTCACAGAAACATTGTGTTTTTGGGCAGAGATTGTTACTTATTGCACAAGATATACACAGCTTATTACGGCACTGCTTACTATGTGCCATTCAGCCGCAAACTGGCGTATGAAGATGGCAAGAAAGCCATTCAGTACCTA